TGATGATTCTAAAAACTCTAGATAACCTTATTTCTAAGTCTAGATACAAAATCCCATATATGTTCACCTATCCATTTCATTTAAAACTTTACTATATCTAATTGCAAACTCATCAGCAACAACTTTCCACTCGCCCGTAGTGAGCTCATTACTATTTTTATTAAACTTATCTTTTATTACTTCTCTTAATATATCTGTGTTATTCATTTTTTCTTTTTACACAATTTTATTACTCCTGCTACTGTTATGATCGCTACAGTGGTGCAGATTGGACAAGGACACATTATATTTCAAATCCAAAGTTAATAATCATGAACCTGAATCTTGGGCACGTTCCTTTATTACCACAATTCCAACAAGGGCAAAACATTAGTTCAAATACTGTTAATGTACTTATTCTTAATGCTATCTCGTATTTATCTTTTTTATTTCCTGATCTCCAAGAATTTATCCAATTTATCATATTTATTTATTTAGTTAACATTTCCATCTGCGTCTAGCGGCTTTACCTCTTTCTCCGGTCCAACCCCTTGATCTAGCGCAAAATGATTTTCTACGTTTAGCTGCTTTACCACCTGGTTTAACTTTACCAGTTACAGCTGTTTTTAATTTACTACCTGGGTTTTGAGCTCTATATTTTCTTACACCAGCTTTAGTCATACCAGCACCTTCCTCCGTTGTCAAGAAGTTCCTGCTCTTACCTTTTGTTGTTTTTCTAACTCTTGTAAATGGCGTAAAGCCAGTCATATTAAAACTCATGATATATTATTTAGGTACACAATTAGGAACTGTTCTACCACCTTTCTTTTTAGTGCCTATCATTTCATAATTTTTCCAACAGGGTTTTTTTGTGAAAGGACTGAGATTACCTGCAGCAATAGATCTTCTTCTACCACAGCCGGTTTTTTTTATTGGGTTATTTTTTTGTATATATGCCATAGTTATTATTATTACACGTTTATTGGTGAGCATAACATCTCTTGTTAGTATTCTCTGTTTTGTTCTTACATCTTCTACCTGAAGAAGTTGTGCCAGTACATTGATATTCCTTTATACCATCTCCATCTCTGTCATCACCATCTTTAAACTCCATGTGATGAATACACTTCCACGTTTTAGCTTTTGTTTCCGTTGTCATACCACATCTCTTACCATTAGATCTTATACCAGAACATCTAACTGTTTTAATTCCTTCTTTCTTTTTTCTTTCTTCTTCAGCTATTTTTTCTTCTTCTTTCTTTTTCTTATCTTCAATTTTTTTCTTTTCTTTATCTATCTTTTTTTGTTCTTCTTTTTCTTTTTCAAGCTCAGCTTTAGCTGCCTCAATCTCTTCATCACCAGCGCCAACGCTCCATCTACTCCAACCACTAACAATAGCTATACGTTGCCATAGTTCCATATTGCTAGTTAACGCCTCTTCTACGTTATTAGCTTTTCTAACTAATCTAGCTACAGGTAGGTTTGTTAAGGCTTCAACGATGTTACCATATATTCCTAGCTTAGGATTTTCAATTCTATATTTTAATTTCTCAGATAAACCTCTATCCCACTTGTCTTGAAGTATAGCTTGATAAACTTTTCTAATCTTACTACCAATGGGTGGAGATAGGTTTATAGCTTCTATTATAGTCCACGTGTCATCTCTTTTCCAGTGTGGTAATGACTTTTGTTTCTTGTGTTCCATTATAGTATTCTTGAACGTAGAAACTAAAGCTCCATATACACCTGTACCTCTAAGTATAGTATCTAACGCTCCGTTTAAAACATCTTTTGTTTTGTCTATTTTCTTTTCTTCCTCCTCGTCAGAGCCAAACAGCAAGAACATTAATCCACTTTGCATAGCTCCAAATATTATATTCTGAGCAACACCGTAGTATACTATTCTAGAAACATTAGCTTTAACGCTACCTCTACCGTTAACCAAATCAGACATAGCTTTTTTCATCAACCTAGTCATCTGCATTGGCGTATTTTGCCAAGCAAGTATTATTCTACCTAATGGACTTGCCTGTTGATTTGATATTAAATCAGGTCTAGATGACTGTTGCGTTTCTTCTGCTATTTCTTGAAAATCTAAAAACGCTTGTTTCTTTGCATCAGCTTCTGACATTCCTTGAGCAACGTATTTATTAAACCTATTTCTATAAAAAGTAGAACCTCCCATTGCTATAGCAAAACTATCTGCTATTTGTGTTGGTAAAAAACCTTTTTCTAATAGAAAGTGGATAATAGCTTGTGGTTTACTTTTACCATCTTTATAAGCTTTAGTTAGCTCAGACGCTGATACATCTGTTTGTAATCCAGCTCTACGTTCTTTCAACATTGGAGAATTAAATATCATTGCAAAATCACTCCAAAATTGAGGTTGATTAGCAAACGCTTTAGCGGCTGCAAATATATTATTGTCTTCCCAGTTTAAAAAGTTAACAGTAGATATTGTTTGCAGCAACGCTGATCTCATGTTAAAGAACATCACAGCTCCAACAGAACCGTTTATCCAATCCATAAACCAGTTTAACGTAGCATCATCACCAACAACTCTATTGCTACCGGTTTTCATTCTGTATATTATCTTTTCTAGATTTTTTCTAAAATCAGTTCCGTACAGAGCTTCTATTTTATTTAAGTTTTCAGGTGAGAATACTTGGTCAACGTTTTCCATCCATTCGGATAAAAAGAATTCTCTACCCTTTTTAGATATATTAACTAAATCTGTACCTATATCACCAACAACCCAACTAGTACCTGGTTCAATGTAACCACCTTCAGCTTTACTAACTCTACCCAACATATCTGCAAAAGAAGAAAGCTCTGAGTTGTTTCTAACGTGGTTAACTAAGGTATTAATTTCAGTTTCACTTAAACCAGGTATATCAAAACCAGCTTTATTCCACAGGTATGTTCTTATAGCGTGTTCAGTCGTAAAGTCTGTTCCTGCAACTTTCTTTTTAAAAGATTTAACGACATCTGGAAACTGTTTCTTCAAAGCCTTAAAATCATTAGACATGTTTTGTTTATATATGTTCCACTGTCTAATTCCCTTAGCAAATGGAGCTAGTAAATTTTCTTTCCACCACTTAGCGTCTATATCCCCTTGTTTACCTTTACCCAAGAATCTATATATCATTCCTTTAAAATCCTCAGCTGATGGAGGTATAAAAAATCTTTGAAATATATTACCACCCTTACGCTTACCAACATTTCTAGCGGCAGCATCTGAAAAACGTTTATCTGACTTAACGTTAGTATCTCTTTCCATCATATCATTAAACTCTTGGTCTAATGATTTAGGATCTTTTTTACTATCAAAAGCTTTACTTTTCATAGTATCTCTTTTTGTTATACGATCTGTTTCAGAAGAGCTAACTGTAGGTATGTTTTCTAGGTCTCTAATAAACTCTTTCCCCTCTTTGGTATTAGTGTTTACAATCATGTCACCTATTCTTCTAAGACCGTTTTTCCACAGTTTAGCTTGAACAGAACTACCTTTAACATCTAATTGACTCATAACATGTTTAACAGCTTCGACGTTCTGCATCGCATCATCAACGAAATATATATCATTAAAACCCTCCTGATATTTATCCACTATCCATTGAGCTTTAGCATCACCCGTACTATTACCTAAACCAGTTATGTTTTTAAGAGGTATATAAACACCTTGTGAGTTTAACCAACCGTGTATAGCTACAGCAGCCTCTTGTGGTCTCGCTGTTAATATAAAGTTGTTTTTTGGTCCATATTTTTTAATTCTGTTTATTAACTTTTGAAATAAAGGACCTTTAACACCACCCCTAACATTTACAAAATCATCAAAGTTCATTTTATAACCCTGCTCCATTAACTCAGTACCTCTAGTTGGCCAGTCTTCAGAGCTTATTCTTTCTGTTTCTTTAGTTTTAGGATTCGTAGCAATAACAAAATTATCTCCTTCAATAATTAAAGTTTCATCAAAATCAAATATAGAAGCGCCCTGTGTTTTTGTAGTACCTCTACTTTTTGATTTTTGTATTTTTTTATTTAGAGTTCTTTCTATCTTAGCTGTTTGTTGTGTTATAGATTGAGTATTTTTCTTAACAGGTTTCATATCTAAAACCTTTTTAATATTCTTAACAGCTTCTTTTATTTTATTTTCCAAGTTAATATTACCATCAACCTCAACACTTGTGAAGCTCTGTAGGTTAACCATAGCACTATCTCCAGCTTCTTGAACCATCAATGCTAGTTCAGCTAGTGTTTCTGGCGCTACAAGTCTCAATTCATCTCCAGCGGACTGTGTTTTAAAGTCTGCAAAGTTTTGAGCTTGATCCCAAAAACCTGGTATTATAAATACCTGGTAACCATCCCACACATTACTATCTATAACTCCGTTATTGTCTCTTAGAGATTTTATTATTCTTCTATTTATTTCAGCCTTAGATTCTGAGTGTTCGTATCTTAAAGCTGGTATAACCTTGCCAAATATTTTTTTAAGTTTGTTTTTATTTTTCTTATGCCAAGCTTCTATCTTATCTGTATTGTTTACAACAGTTGTTAGTAAAGCGGACTTTCTCATTGGTGAATTCATTCCAGAACCTAAGTTCATTATTATAGCCGCTAGCTGTGAATCAGTAACACCATCGTTATTATAAGCACCTTCAATCATAAACTTACTAAACCATCTAGCGTCCTCAGACTCTTGCTTTCTCTGAGCTTGTCTCTCTTTGTTTCCAACATCTTTTTTACCAGATTCAATATCCTCTTTTAACATTGTTATTTTAGTTGGAACAAACTTAGTGCCATCCCAAACCTCATATTTATAACCTTTAACATTAGACTCCTGAATCCAACCCATTTTACCATTTTTTAATTTGGTTCTTTTTATGTCAGGGTGAATAATACTATTTAAACTATTTATATAATTAGCTACTGTATCCCAAGCTTTATATCTATTATCCTTCTTACCTTTAAAGTCAGGGTTTTCTATAACACCATTAGGGTTGTTTGGATCTTGTATTAATCTACCGTCACCAATCTTACCTGATCCAGTAAAAGAGTTTAGGCCGTGTGTTAAAAGCATTTGACCTGTTTTAACTTGACTATTTAAATTACCAGCTAGTTTAATAACAGAGTTAACAACTGTATTTCTTATAGCGTTTATACCTTCGATAGATAAAAACTCTGAACCAGGGGATTTACTTAAACCAAATATCTTTTTTAAATCTCTAGCGTTTGTTTCATCAAACTCTTCATCATATCTTTTTTCTAGGTCTTTATCTAGTGTTGTGTTATACATTTTTCTAAGTATATTTTTTCTTTTAATAAACTTAGATATTGTTTTAACAAACCAATTTACTAGTTTGGTTTTTTCAGTTGTTGTAGCTTTACTATCCGCAGCGTCTTCAACTGAAGCTTGCACTATAGGTTTTATAGCCTCTGGATCTGTTTGTGGGTTAACGTTCTTAGCTACGTTGTTTATAGCCTTTTCTTTATTTATGTTTCTACTAAACATTTTATCACCTCTACCGTCAGCAAGCTTAGCGATTAAAGCATCTTGTTCTGTTCCGCTTTCAATTGCATTTATTCTTAACTCTTGATTAGCAATTGTTTGAGCGGCTGATAAAGCTAACTGTCTTATAGCCGGGTCGTTTTTAGTTCCCTTGACAAAACTACCGTCTGGTCTAATACCAAACTTAGCTAAAAATTCTTCTCTTGAAACATCTTTTCTTTTATCTTGAGCATAATTACCAGCGCCACTATCTCCTTTAGCATAAGACAATCTAGCTCCTTTTCTATAAAAATCACCTAACTTTGTATTCGCTATACCTGTAGCTCTACCGTCTCTATCTTGGCCTTCAGGTAACATGTCAAGTAAGATTGGATTATGAGAACCATCTTTATTTGTTGATACTGAATATATATAATTTTGTGCAGCTAGTCTTTGTTCACCATTAAGGTCTGATTCAGCTATTATTCTATTAGCGTCTACACCAAAGTGAGATGCTACTACATCTAATATACCAAACAAATCTCCAGCAGTTTTCACATCAGCTGGTTTCTTTGGTTTAAATAGTTTTGGTAGTCCAGTTTTTTTATCAACTACTACGTTACCACTCTTGTCTTTCTTAGTTAACTTAATAGCGTCATCAAGTAATCTCTTAACACCCTTATAAGATAAGCCTTGTATAGGAACTTTAGATGATTTAACTATACTATTTAAAGCCTCAGTTGTACTTTCAGAAAGCTCTAACTCTTGTTTTAATTTTAAACCATCTTCAACGTTTTCTTTTAATGCTGTTTTTCTACCCAGCGATAAATCTAAATCGTCAATTCTATTAAATTCAGAATCTTGTTCTCCAGGTAAAACGTCTCCAAGTGTTGATGAACCTTCTTTAGTTGATATTTGAGTGTCTAAAGATGGACCAGAAATATTTTGTTCTTTTTTATATTTCTTCATTTGGTCACCCTTAGCTCTGTATATAATAGACTTACCAGCACCACCTGATACACCCGTTAACCAACCAAACAAACTTTTATTCTTATCGTAACTATAGTTATCTAAAAAACGTTGACCTATTAACTCCTTAACGTTTCTAGTAAACTCTCTTAAAGCTTCTGCTGGTAAACCTAAATCAGTCATTCCTTGTTGAATTAAACCATCTAAGGATCTACCCTCAACTATATTTAAAAAAGCATTATAATAATCAGGAGATGTTTTAAACTCATCTTGATCCTTATACTTTGGTGTTCCATCTTCATTCTGAATAAATTGATCGTGTTTTCTCTTTAAATCCACATCGTTTATTCTAGCTAAATTAACAGCTCTTGAAAATTCTTTTTCTGCTTTTCTTTGCTTTACGGGTCTTTTGTCGTTAAATATTTTTCCACTAGCACCCTTCTGCAATAAGTTTATCATAGCATCGCTAGTAGTGTTGTTATCATATGAATTTTTAAAATCAATTAAAAAGTTTTTAACATCTTGAGTAGAGTCAAAAGATATATCAGAACCAGTTATGTTTCTAACAAACCTTCTTATTAAACCTCTTAACTTACCAAGAGCACCGTCATTAAATATGACCTCACCGTTTATTAACATTTCAGCCATAAAGGCTAACTTTTCTTCACCAATAGAGTTTTCATCATACTGCTGCATTTTTAAGTCCCATTTATCCTTAGCGTTTTGATCTCTAAACTCTACACCCTTACCAAGCATTATTTTATCTATCTGCTTACCCATTATAGCTCTAAGGTTTGGATCTCCTTTTAGTGTGTTTCTCATTACAGCGTGCACAAACTCATGTGCTCCAACGTGAAACTCTCCTGCTTTTAATGAAGCCTCTTTGTTTACAACAATTTCTAGACCAACAAGTTTTCCATCTTCAATCTTAGGTATCATCATACCAAAATCACTCGTAGACATTAATGCATCACCAGCTAAATCAACTATATCATCAGCTGTCATGCCTTCTTTGCTAGCCTGTTCTAACATTCTTTTTGCGTCATCTCTAGTTTCTTGAGGTAAAGACTTGTCTTTTATTATATCGTTCATAGCTTCTATAAAGCCTTCCTTTTCTGCAGCTAGGTTTTCTAAAACGTTTTTAGACTTAGCTCCAGTATCTTTAACGTTTAATTGCTGAAACTCTTTGGCTGAAACCTCCCTAGAAGATATATTAACACCACCCATTTTTTTAATCTTAGCAACATATTGATTAACCCAATCCATAGTTCTTTGATAATTTTTATCAACTACGTTTTTTGGATACTTACTTAGTATCTGTTGTTTTCTTGCTTTTCTTGCGTCAACTTTTTGTTGCAGTTTGGATAGTTGTTCTTTCTTTTGAGCTTCAGTTAAAGATGAGTCTTCGTTTATTTTCTTAGCTTCTTTACGATCTTGTAGATTTCTCCTGTCTATTTCAATTAACGTTTTCTTTTCTGATGGGTGTAGTAAATCTATTCGTTTAATATCAGTTTCTAAAAGAGTATTACTTTCATCTACTAAGTTAGCATACTCAGTTTCTAGTTCATCTAGTTTCCTTTGTTTAGCTCCTGTTCCCAAAGTGTGGTTACCATCTAGCTCAGCTATTTCTTTAGTTATATCTTGTAGTCTTTGACCTATCTTACCTAATATAGTGCTGTTTTCCTCGGTTGCAAAAGGACTAGAAGCTTTAGCAAATAACCTGGGTGATTGTATAAAACCACTTATACCTATACCGCTAACAAATGATTCAGCAACATTGTCAAAGATATGAACATCATCATTTCCAGAAATATACATGTCAGCTAAATTACCAGATATAGTAGCTAAGCTCTCAGAAAAACCTTCTTCAAATAATTCAACACTGGTATTTTTTAAATTTCTAAATTGAAATATATTCTCTCTAACTTCTTTTTCAAAACCAAGTCTAGCTTGTTTTGCTGTAGCACCACCCAGCATACCCTTTGTTTTCTTTAGCGCTTTAAATGTTACTCTTTCGGATAATGCTTCTGCAGCACCAGTAAACTGAGCATTCATAGCCATAGTAGTAAAACTATAATTATTACCATACAAACCCCCAGACTTCATGTACAATTCTTTTTCTTGTTGTAGTTGGTCATACTTATTTCCGGTAGCTGAAGCGCCTAAAACATATAATGAGTAAGGACCAGATAAATACATTGTAGCAAGTGTTGGTATTTGTGTTGCTATTAGGTTACTAAACCAACTCAATCCAGAACCAAAATCATCTATTTCGTCGTAGGTTGTTGCTTTTCTAGTTTTAGCTGTTATTTCATCTGCTTGCCATTCATCTATACTTCTACTAGCTTTATCCCACAAGCTCTCCCTCATGCCAGTTTCTTTGTTTGTAAAATTATCACCAAACAAACCACCGCCAACAATTGTAGCTACTGGCGCCGCATACAAAGATGCAGCCTTAGCTATACCTCTAAGTATTGGATTATTTATTTCCTTTATTAAGTTTTCCGGCATTTGAAACAACATATCTGCTTGGCTTATTATACCTTGCACAGTATCAATACCAGCCTCTAAAACCATAGAAGCAAAGAAGTCTGTAACATAACCTTGGTTTCTTGCTATAGCTTTTACATATGAACCCAACTGTTCTTCTTCAACAGACATACCATCTAGTTGTCCGCTTAGTTTTTCAAACACATCTTGATATTCTAAACCTCTATTTCTTAAAAACTCATGTCTATGAGCTTTATCTTGGTACTCTTTAAATAAAGTATTTATTCTAGCTTGAGCTTTATTAACCTGTTCTTCCGTTGTGTATTTACCGTTTTTTAATTTGTTTATTTCATTAACAATCTTCTCTCCATCACTTTTAAACCAGTTTTCTGTAGCCTCTAACTCTGTTCTTATTTTATCAAAATCAGTTCTAACCGATTCTACTTGTTCAATTTTTTTATCTATCTTAGCGTCTAAAATGTCCTTTCTTCTATTAGCTTCTTTTTCTAAGTACTTTTGTTTTTCACCCTTTGTAAATAGTCTGGTTTCTTCCTCATCTAGTTTATTTAAAACTTTATCTTCTAATAATTCTACTCTACCGTTTCTTTTAAAACCTTCTCTAACATAATTTTCGTATCTACCCTTTAGCTCGTCGTTTTCCTCTATATCCGCTTGTACTTCTCCTTGTATTCTTTTTAAATCACCTTCAGCTAAATTAACTCTTTCTTCGTATGTTAGCTTTTTAAACTCTTTACCATTTTCCTCCTCCCATCTTTTTATAGCCTCTTCTTTAACGAATGTTTCTCTTAAGTCTTTAACCCATTTTCCTTTCTCAGAAAGTTCAGGTTTTTTAGGTGCCAACGGTCCTTGAATTTGAGCGTCAAGACTACCTGTACCTTCCCTAACACTATACATTCCGCCTTTTTTCTTATTAGCGTTGTATGTAGCTAGATCCTTGTTGTACTGCTCAAGCTTCTCGTTATAACCAACATCAACCTCGTTAACAGCACTAACATAATCTTCTTTTTCTATTTTTGAATCTTCTTTTTGATCTATCTTAACAGCATCAAGCTCGTTCATAAACTTATCACCCTTGTCTACTTTACGCTCACTCATCCACTGTTTCATTTCAGCGATATCCTCAGGTTTGTTTAAGTAAAAAATTCTTGATTGATCTTTACTTTCATCATAAGGAGAGTTTTTACCCTTCCAATTAGGATCAGCTTTAATTTGTACAGCTTTTCCGCTCATCGCGTCTGCTTCAGCAAACTGAAAACCCCATTGAGAATAAGCTTCCGTTAATTTTTTAACAGCTTTCTTTTCTCTATATTGAGATGCATCATCTATGTTTTGTGTTTCTAATTCCCTTGGTTTCTCAGACTCTTCTTTCTCTTCTTGTAATTCCGATAAAGTACTTTCCAAGTTGAACTCCGTAGAACCGAAGTAAGGGTTCTGTGCTTTTGGTTCTTGTTCCGCATTCGCACTCTCCGCGGAACTCTCTTGCTTTCCCGGCAATGTAGCTTTTTCTCCATGTTTTTGAAGAAACTTTTGTTCCAATGTAGCTGGGACGTTGTATTGTTGTCCATCAACTACATATTGAATCTTAGCGTTGTCACCGTGTTTTTCTATAAATTTATCAACTAGTTCAGATGGGACATTATATTTCTGTCCATCTACCATGAATTCTTTTTTCATACTGTATCGTTAGTTACCCGTTATTATTTTTATTATAAATTATCTTCAGTCACTTCTATTGGCTCATTGTAAACCTCTAAAGCACCTGTTTCTGTGTTTTTTACTACTTGTTGTTTTCTTCCGGCTTTACCAGCTTCCCACTGATTAGACATAAACTCTGTAAAGTAGTTTGTTAGTTCCTTTTTTAATATGTCCTTATACAATGGATCTTCAGTCATGGCTTTTGTTATCAACTCAGCTTCTTCTCTACTTATACCATCTGTTACGTTAACACCACTAACTGGATTGTTTTTAACATACTCTTCTGCTTCGGCTTTCTTTCTCATACCTCTCTCTTGTCTTTCAGCGTAAGTTTCCATTATGATTTGTTTTTCTTCTTCATCCAACCCATCAAACGAATCTATTTCTTGACCATCTATACCAATAAACTTAGCGTACTCTGTTAACTGTTGATCTGTTGTTGTTCCCTCTTCTATAGCAACACCCAAATCCTCCCATGTGTTATCTTGTATAAAACTTACTGTGTCTTCAAAAAATGAAGATGGTCTACCATCTATCATTCTATCGTAAACCAAAGACTTAAGATCACCATCTCCAATAATTTCACTTTCAACCTTTCTAGCTATTTTTTCTCTATTAAACTCTGCATCACCAATGCCAACGTTTTCAGATTCATTTAGCAATGCATTACCTAGTGTAGATATATTTTCAGCAGCTGTTGTGTTCTTAGTCTCTATCATACTACCTATATTACTAACACTAACCCATTCTTCACCACCATTATCAATCGTACCTTGAAGTTCTATGGCCAATCTATCTAACTCTTCTAACTCCACTTGCTGCTCCGGCGTATACATTGGATTACCAAATTCATCAACTTCAGCATCTTGAGCTATACGATCTAACTCCGCGTGAACAAACTCCATTTCCTCTTCAGCTTCAGCAACTTTTTCCGAATCTTGAATCATAACACCCATTCTACCTTTATCTGGACACTTAACGCCCTCACCACATGTTTTTTCTACCAGCTTTGCACCATCTTCTAAAAGCCCCATGAGCTGCATTCCTTTTTCACTTTCTTCAAACCCAGTCATTAAATCTCCGTTAGCTACAGCTTCACTGAGTTGTAATCTAACATCCTTGTACTCACTGTAATCTTTAGCTTTTTTATTTAGATCACTTATAGCTAAAGCTCTGTTTTTATTATTACCAAATATAAACTGACCTCTACCTTCTTGTAGTTTATCATAAAGAGCTTCATATTCTTCTGTTGGTAAATCACCAGCTGATGCTAAAACCTTTTGAACTGTTTCGTCTAAAGCTTTTTTTCTTGAGTCAATAGTGTTTTTTGAACTTTTCCACATTTGAGCTAATGAATCATTTATCTGATTATTCATAGCCAACCTAGTGGCTTGCCCAGCTGTTGCTGCTCTATACGCTCCTTCTATTAATTTTGAACTTAAACTATCTGCCATATTATATTATTTTTATTATGCTACACCACCTTGTAATGCACTTGTTACTCCTGATGTTAAGGTTGATAAGCCCTGCATTTTAGCTGCCTGACCAGCAGCCGCTTGTTCTCTAGCTGCCGCAACTTCTGCTTGAGACATCCCAAGTAGTGTTGCTTGTTTTTCTCTTTCAGCTTCTCTAGACCATACCTCCCCTTCTCTTTCTTTATCTTGTATAGCTGACGCAGCTTCTCTTTCTGCCATTTGATTAGCAGCCTCTTGTTTACCTATATCAACAGCAGCTTGTTGAGATGCTAGTTGACCTTGTTTAGCTAGTGATTGAGCCACCGCTGCTATTCCAGATCCTCCAGCAGCACCTCTCATACTACCAAGTATATTAGCTTGGCTTTGTTGAAACTGTTGAGCTTGAAACTGTGAAGCTTGTTGATTAACAGTTAAATCTTCCATTTTGTTTTCCATGTTAGCATATGGATTACTTGTATCAAGATTAGAATATATATTCTTTAAACGATTAGTTTCCTTCATCGCGGCTTTTTCTTTTTCTTCAGCCAATCTTTTTTGTTTACCACCAGCGTGCATTTGAAGACCACCTCCAATTGCCGCTACTGCCACACCTGCTATTAAAAAACTCATATTATATATTTTAAATTAATTATTGTTTAGGTCCTAATATCTCGTCTCTAAATTTACTTAGTATTCCAGGTGAACCTCCGCCTTTAGGTTTTTTAGTTCTTTTTGGTTTTTTTGTTTTTGTTGATTTTTTACTTTGAATCTTATCTTTAGTTCTAGTAAAAATGTTACCATCTTTTTTCTCTCGCTTTTGTTTTGGAGTTTTTGTTTTTGTTGTTTTAGTTTTAGGCGCTTTTGTTTTTGTTGTTTTAGTTGCTGGTTTTGGTTTTGGTAATTTAGTGCTTAGAGGTTTTGTTGGAATCTTTTTAACTGTTTTCTTTTCTAGTTTAGTTTTAGGTCCCTTTGCTGTAAGCTTAATTTCTTTTAAATTAGTAGATTTTTTATTAGACTTTTCAGTTTTAGGTGAAGTAACTTTCTTTGGTTTCGGTAAAGTTGTTGGTGTTTTTTTAGTTTCAATCTTTTTAACTGTTTTCTTTTCTAGCTTAATAGGCTTGTAAGGCACTCCATCTTTACTTCTAAAATCATATACTAATTTTCCATCTTCCCACACCTTCTTTTTTTGAGATCCTAAAAAACCACCTTTCTGTGTTCTAACATCCTTGCCGTCTTTAAATTTAGTTTTATCAACTAACTTATCAAGCTTACCCTTTTCTCTTTGTGTTTTCTTTTTTATATCTTTTCCCTCCATGTACCTTTCCACATAACTTGGTTGTGGTACTCCGTCTAGATTTTTTAGCCAAGTTTTAGTAGTACCTTTAACAGAGGATCTATCAGCAAATAAATTCTTGTTCCACGCATCTCTTTCATTAGATGGTCGAGGATAAACATCTCCTCTTATATGTTGACCAACATTATTTATATTTAATTTTCTGTTAGTTGCTATTCTATTTACCTCAGCATCTGTAGTTCTATAGTTTCTATTTTGATCTACATTTTCAAACATACCTCTTCCACCATCTGCATCTTGATTCCATCTAACTGGATTATCAAAGAAAGTATCAGAACCACCTGTCATAGCGAAATCATATGAATTTCCACCACCACTAGCACTATCTTTTCTTCCCATAAATCGCGATTGAGATTCACCTCTTTGCGCTCCATCACCCATTATCCGCGTTCTTTCAGCAAACTCACCTCCACCTCCAGGAGCTTGCATTATATCATACCTGTGAGTTCCCTTTTGATGACCTTCATCTGTTAATCTATGATTGGTGTGTCTATTTCTGCTTCTAGGATCGTGACCTTGACCAACTATGGAGTCTATACCCTCGTAACCCTGCTTAGCTAAGTCTATTTTTTTCTGCTCTGTCATTCCACCGTGACCATCCATGTCACCTCTTTTTTTGTTTGCCCATATTCCTGGGTTATCACCTTCTGTACCTATAGTTCCTGTTTTTTCTGGATGCTGCACACTTGTTCCTTGGAACCCACCCTCTTTAGGTGTAGCTTTGTAGTTTTTATTTTTCTTACCATCTTCTCTAGTTTGATGCTCAAAGTATCTATATGATTTTGTACTTGGATCGTATACTGTTTCTCTACCACCTTTATCTACACCAAAACTTATTCCTCCGTCTATTAAACTAGATGGTGTTCCTGTATCTAAGTAAGATTGCTGTGGACCAGTTTCTTGGTTTACTCTAGGACCTTGAATTTTTCTAGTTTCGTAAGGTTGGCCAACGGTAACACTTCCACCTTCATTTGCTGTTTTACCTGATGGGTCTCTATACCAATCTTCTGGATGTTTTAATGAACCATCCGCTAAACCTTGATCGATGTATTTATTTCTACCATCTTCATAGCTATATCTTTGACCATCTATATCCCATTGGCTAGGTCTCTTTTTAACCTGCATGTCATCCATTTGAGCATTTCTACTGTCATAGGTTGGAGCAGTAGAACCCTCTCTCCATCTACCAGAATCTTGACCACCAAATTGTTCAGCAACCGGCGGTTGATAACCACGTTTATACATTTCCTGTAGTTCAGCTTCTGTCAAAGAGTGTGGACCACCATGACTTTTTAGTGGTGATTTATAACCAGCACCTTTAGCTGGTTTCCAACCATTCATTTTAAATCCCATATTATTGTTCTTTGTTTATTATAGCCTTAGTATCTAAATCAAGTACTTTACTTAGTTTTTCTATATCATCTAAAGATATTTCCTTATCAGAAAAGTCTTTAGCGATAACATCTTCCTCAACTTCTTCGGGGGTTTTTTTATCTGTAGCGTGAACAGTTATAAATACACAGTCTTCGTGTGTAAATATAACTCTTTTAGTTCCTGGAGGTGTAACTCCATTGTGTGGAGCTTTAACTGTTTTAACACCATCCTCTGTTAATATAGACATCTTACCTTTCATTAAAAAAAACGGATGTTCTTTTTTATGTATTTTTGTAACCAACACTAATCCAGCTGGATTAAATATTTCTCTAATATAACAACCTCCAGCAAAAGTGTGTTTAACTGGATTTAATTTATTTAACTCATCTCCAGTCATAGCACCAGCTTTGACCATATCGTTTTGCAAGTTAGATATTTTATTTCTGTAATCCTGTTTCTTTCTAATCTCTTGAGCAACTTCCCAAGCTTCGTCAAAAGTAAACGTGTGTTTTAAACCGAGCTCTTTAGTCTTTTCTACAAACTGCTTTTTTAATTCATCTTTAGATAGCGGGTTATTAATAGCTTGTTTGTTTATGTCTTCTATATTCATTTAATTAAATTTTACTAGTATATAGTTACATTTTTTAGCGATTATTTACTACTTTCAAAGTATTGACATGACGCCATAAATAATTCGGCTTTATCTTTAGAATCATTTATAAATCTAGTTTTCGCAAAATACCCAACTATAGAATTTATATTAGCCGTTGAATTTTTAGAAAAGAATACAAAATCATTAGCTGATGGCGGATTGATAGGAGGGTTTTCAACCTCAACGTTTAGAGACACTTGCATTTTAGAAGCATCATGAATAACAGAACCATTAGCAGCAAAACCAGATATATATGGTCCAGCTGAAACGTGTCTAATTTTACCAACAGTAATATAATTTGCTTCAGTCATTATATCACCTATGCCACCCACGTTTGATGTAGGTGTGTAGTAAACCCAATCACCAACTTCAACTAAAAGATTTTTATTATAGTTATACTCAAACGTACTTCCAACCGGCTCATACATGTCTACCGCTACTGTTATATTTATTGTTTCCATATTATTTATTTATTACCAAGTGAATATACTATCTAAATCTAAATCAACGTTAACATCTTCTTCACCAAAGTTTAAAAATGTAACCTGAAACTTTATTGTTGCTTCATGCGTATTTAAATGTCTTTCTACAGATATATCATCTATAGTAAACTTGGTTCCACCGTTTTCAGTAGGATTAGTGTTGGTCCAACTACATTGACCAGATTCATTTAAGGCATCAAATATTAAATTTACACTACTAGGTGAAATTGGTGTTAAGACAAAGTTATTACCCAACCCAGGTGTTACAGCTACATGATAAGTTAAAGTAAACTGAGTTTGCATCGTTTGTGACCACTCGTTTTGAGTTACACCTGGTATAATAGTATTAGCAGAAACACTATCTGGATATAGATTTACAAAATTAGCAACCTCGTCCGTTTGATTACCACCAGCAGGCTGGCCAGTGTACGGTGACCAACTACCAGCTGGCGTACCTGAATAACTATTACAGTTTAGCGGTTTAGTCGCTGATAGTGTAGAAAGTAATCTGAATGATACTTTTATATTTTTTCTTTGAACTAAGTCGTGCGTAACAATTGTATCTGTATCTACATCACCGCTAGGTGTCTCCCTGACGGGTTCAGCAAACGGATACTTATTGTAATCCCAACCAGCAAATGTATTTGGCGATGGTATAGTAATAGATCTATTACTACTTAAATCCACATATTTAAAATTTTCATAATCTCTTGAATAACCCCACCCAACTCCACTGCCAGCTGAAAAACCCGCTACTATTTTAGATAATGCAGAGTGTTTTAATTGATTAACTAAATCTTCTCCACCTACAACAACTATGTATTTAGTGTTGTATAGAGCTCTAGATTTCAAACCTTTTGGAGAAGACGGGTTGATAACTTTTGTATTTGGAAATCTTTGAGAAAACCTATACACACCACTGCTTGGCACAACACAGTGCATTCTGTTAACTTTTATAATACTAGTATTTTTTATTTTTGTTTCCTCTACTCTTTTCTTTATTTCCCAAGGTTGTCTTTCAGCACCTTTAAACCTAAGTGCTACTTCGGCATTTTCTTGTACACTAAACAGCGAATCTGTTGAAGAAGTGCCATTTATATCCCATTCATCATAATATAAAGCTTCGTGATGCCTTGTTAATAGGCCAACATATCTACCAAAACCACCACCGTTTTCCTCTTCCTTAACTACTGTTAACCAGAATTTGGCGCCGGGATCACCAACTACAGATATTTCTCTAACCTCTCCAGTTAATGACAAACCATTTTTTCCGACAATACATTGTTTAACAATTTTATTAGGATGTCCAAGTCTTAATTCTTTGTTTGATAAATACCTAACGTTTCTTTTAAAGTTATAAAGCAAACCGCTACTGGTGGTCGTATGTTTATCCGCAGTATAAACTAATTCGTACACGTAACCAACAACCATATTGTTGTAGCTATAACCTTTTTCGTTCTTTATTGTTTCTTTTAATCTAAGCTTAACATTGGTGCCACTAATTTGCTCACCTATAGATTGTATGAATGGTTCAGCAGAAAAAACTCTGTGTATTTTCTGTGATGATATATCTTCACCTTTGTCAGCTAATCCAGCAACTCTTGACTCATAGTCATGAAGAGTTTCTAGGTTATTTTCCACTGTTACTGTTCTATCTGTACACTCTATTCGTATTGTAGCTATAACCGTTGGTGTGTTTATATTAACAACACCCTTTACGGTAAACTTTATAGTTTCACTCGTGGTTCCAGGGTTTGCAACCTCGCTAGTAACAGAACTAGAATTATTAGGTGTTACTGTTATCAATTCCTGGGGAAACGGTGTTGTACCAGTGCTGTAGTTACTTACAGATTGGCTTATTACGTCAGTGGACTTACCTATCCAATATTTGTTATCTGTGCTCATAATTATCCGATTGACTCTACGTTAAAACTAACTTCAAAATTAAATAAATTTTCCTGGTCGTCATCTTCTTGCAAAAGTAATGGTTGACCAGAAACTGGAATATATATACCTTGATTAAAACTAGGTTGTGTTAACGTGCCACCCACCGTTAAGCGTACTATAACCCTATTACCTGCCCAAGATGCTGGACTTAGGTTTGGATCTATTGGCATGTTAAATTGACCAGAATAAGCAGCATCATAATCCATTGAGTTGTAAAACTGTATATTAGCAACACCACTTTCTTGACCACTTTGATAACTACCAAGATCAGAGCTACTTATCCATTGAAAATCTTGATAAAAATTTATTGGAAAAGAAGGGTCCTCTGTGTTCACGTCACCATCAACGTTTGGGGTTTCTGATTGTACTACTTGACTAACTAGTGGATTAGTAACACTGAACATATCCTTATGCACAACATATCCCTCTTCAGGTATTATCAACCAACTTACAAAAACATTATTTGCCTGAATAATTGTATTTGCAGCAATTGTACTACCAACGTCATTATATGTTGAATTACCAGTTACAGTGAAAGCAACGTTTGGTATGCCAGTTATTATAACATTATTCGTCGCTATAGATTGATTAGGTGCTGGAATAGGTGGTCCAGACGGACTAACAAATCCTAATAAATTATTTGTCAGATAAAAATTAGTATTATAACCAGTGTCAGTATTGCCATCTAAATCACCATTACCATCTGAGTTGCCGTCTTCAACATTTGTGTCGTCGCCATCAAAGTAACCTGGTATTGGTGTGGCATCACCATCTATATCTAACATTATTACAGCTGTTGCGACATTACCAGGATTAAACCAAGGGTAAAGATATGTCCATATCTCAATTTGATTTCCATCAGAACCGTTAACGCCAACGAGGTTGTTTGTTTTTATTTCAACCTTCATAACATTAGCCGGAAGAGCTCCACTACCGTTTGTAGCATCATATGGTGGATCTAATTGATTAACCCACCATGTATTGGTTAACGAACTTTGAGCTGTTGGCTCTAGTCCTTTTATTGAAAAATTATCATGACTAGCTTCGTATCCTGGATTAGGAACTATAATTGATTTTAATGGTTCTTGAGGTGGATTACCTATAGGATAGTTAACCGTAAAAGTATCGCCGACAACCTGTCCTGAGTCAACTGTGTAATTTTGTGGAACTATTGTGTAATTTACTGCCATATTATTATTTTTTTAATCTGTTGTGTCATTTATCATATCACCAGTTACGTACAGTGTAGTCGTGCCATCAGCACTTACGTCACCATCAGATCCAGATGATACTTCTTTAACATTTCCTAAACCCTGAACAGTAATACTAGCTAAATCGGGTGATGTAAAACCATCTTTTTCGATTCCAGATATTTTATTAAACCACTTACCTTCTTTTTCTATAAACTCTGGTACATGGCCGCTTTGTTTATCCGTGTCAATACTTTCAACATACCAACCAAATTTCTCAGAATAATTGTAATACTCACCGTCGTTAAATTCAGAAAATTGATCAGTACCACTAACACCACCTATACCCACAAAAGCATCTTCAGTTTGAAGTTGTATTACCTTAGATTGTGAACCCTCATAGTTAATTGTTTGAAAACCTTTTATTACACCTGGTTGTTCGTTAAACACAACATCAACGTACGAAGGCGTAAATGTACCGTAGAATGTATTTCTATCTACCTCTTCGTCGTGATGTGTATATATTCCAGCATCTCTATAAGCTGTCATGTATTTACCTCCGACCGACAAACCTTGTTGGGGTACAAAAGATCTAAAACTAACCCAACCTTTAGAACCCTCGTTAAATGCAGCTGTGTTTGATCTAGAAGGAGCGTTTGAAGCTGGTTGATATTTTAGCGTTAAATTATATTCACCTAAAACAGTATCAAATGAACCAACCAAGCTTTTAGTTTTCTTAAGGTTGTCTCTAAAAAACGTTTTCATACCAACGTTTGATATAGGTGTTATACCGTTGTTAGATAATCTCAACACAGCACCTCGCTGCATGTCTGTAAAATATAATCTATATTGATCCCAAGCTAGTGATTCTGGGTTTTTAGATATCCCATACCTACCAGCAAAAGGCGAGGCTGTACCAAGAACTTTGTTTGATGCCATTAACTGTGGATTACCATCAGCATTAAATAAAGCGTCTTTATTTGTTGTTACTTGTAAAACTCTATCTTCAGCGAATATTACAACATCGTTGTCTTGAGTGTGCAACCTTTGTATAGAGCCGTAAGTTGGATTAAGATCTTTAGTTATCTTTTCAGCCATGTTGAACTCATTTAGGTCGTTAACTCCAGAAGTTGAGTTATATAATCCAGAATATATCATACTACTACCTTTAACCTCTTTACCGTAATCAATTAATGTTGTAGAAACCTTAACACCATTATCTAGTTGTGGAGCATTAAAATCATCTCGTATTCTATCTGTTTCTAAACCGTTACCATAAGACCAACAATTATGCCATGATAGTTCAACTGGGTATTTATAAACCTCACTTTCTATTTCATAAAAACAAGAAGCATTGGTGCCAAAGCTAAATAACTTATAAGTAAGAGGAATACCATCAGCATCATTAGCCATCCAGCTAGTATCGTTTAGAATTACTATATTAGCGTTAACACTTTCTATAAAAACACCGGACGGTATTAAACCTTCACTAATTGACTGTGGTATCATACCTGGCACTAAACTACCACTATTATTATCTAATAAGCATTGATTATCAGGACCTATATATTGCAAACTAAAATTAATCTGCGATGAAGAGTTCTCCCCTGCTAATGGTCTAAATCTCTGTTCTTCAAAATTTATATCGTCATCGTCAAAAGGTGTATCAACTGGCTCCATATATCTAGTAACTTTTGACATAGTTTTTGTACCATCTTTATGTTCAAAAACTAAAAAGTCACCTACACTAATTTCAGATGATGCAAAACGTTCTGTATCGCCACCTAAAGTAGGTGTATACTTTATACCAATAATAGATGTTTTAGATGTATAACCTATTGTCCAGACATGATGATCTTGACCAGATAGTGGTATAAATTGAAACGCTGAATTCAAATCTAAAGACCTAGCTGTTATTTTAGCATTATAAGGAGCAAATTGTGTTGTGTTTTCGCTAGTCAGTACCATTGGTATAGCACTTGACGCTTCATAGTATATATCTAGTGCAGTGTTTTCTTTTGGTTCAGTTTCCCATATAGCTGCATTTGCAACTGGAATTACAATACTTGGATCAGTGGCAGCTGGTTCAACAATATTTATACCCATAGCCTCTCTTCCATCATGACATATTTGTCCTCTTGGATCCCACTCATCTGGATCTAACCCTATATTACCATTGTCCATTAAAGCACCTGTTCCCGTGTCGAATCTTCTAAATTCAAATCTAAATCCATATCTATGACAATTTCTTTTGTGATTAACATTGAGAACATCACCAGGGTTGCAAGTAGAAAGACCCTCTGTTACTCCATAATAACTCACCTTTGATCTACAAACATCACAGCTAGTGTCAACACCACTAAATTCTTGTCCACCTATATAATAACCATTGATACTCGCTCCATTAGTAGATATACTATTATTTAAAACTTGACCAAGTTCAGAGTTACCAACATGATGACCAGCACCTCCGTTATTACAACCATCGTCACCTTCTTCTGGGTAAGCAGAGTAATTCCACGTTAATGAATCTTCGTGAAAACCCTCTGGTGTAACAACTTGGTATATTCTTTCATTTGGATCTTTTTGAAATCTAAATAAAGTTCCAGGTTTTGTAAAAGCATTTTTAAAACCAGCCTCATCTCCACTTCCAAATGGATATTCCGCTTCAGGTCTAATCACCCCGATATGCATTCTACCAAAATGAGTGCTACTAGTAGGTACAACTCCAATTGTACTATCATTTAAGTAACCTCTATCAAGACCTGTTGGTTTGTAGTAAGTCATAGAATTTGATTCCCAACCATCATCAATAGATGAACTACCATCATTTGGCCCACCCCACATACGTGTTCTTTTACCTCTAGCTGAATCTATAAACAATCTATAATTAGCACCTTCATCAGAAGTTTCTGCAACAGCTGCTATGTACTTCCAGAAACTAAAACTATCCCAAGCCGCGTTGATAACATTATATGGACCACCTGTGTCAAAATCATCTGGATTTATATTATTCACATTACTTCCTCCGGCAAATGATGTTTCACCGAAAAAATTATAGTAGTTTCCTTTTTGTTTATTCCAATTACTATTAGCTGGCCAACATCCCATACCTAAAAATGTTGACATAAACGCCCTAAGATTATTATTTCCCTGATAATACTGTGTTATTTCTAAAGCTGCTGCAGCGTTATTACCTTGCCAGAGCAAAACGTTTTGTGGTATATAACTCCAATAACCTTCATTAGAAGAACCTTTCATAGCAACATTAGCTAGCGTTGCATTGTCTTGTCCATCATTAAAAGCTTGAACATAGTCAACGCCTTGTGTACCAGGTATTACTTGAGCGTCATTACCGCCGATATTCGATTCTCCAGAGAATACACCAGCTGGCGTTGTTAAACCTAACCATTGGTAATTTGATCTAGGTCCATTTATACCTGGGTTTATAGGTTGATTATCTATATATCCAATAGGATAGCTTATAGCGTTATCATAATCTATATTACCAGCAGCACTTTTTAAAACATGCTGCTGCAAGACTCCATTTCTCTCTAATTTAACAAAGAACTTTCCATCAAACTCAGCCTTATTTTCAATAACCTCTTCTTTAAAATCTAAATGGTATCTAAGATCAGTTAATGTTATACCAGATGAAGTAAACTTTTCTTGCATATCGGCATCCTCTAAGAAAGGATCTTTCCATCTAATCTTACAATCACCAGAGTCATTTTGAGATATATACGTAACCTTATTCCATTTCTTTCCAAATATCTTTATACCACCATCTCCATTTTCTCCAATAACTCTAACCATTAATTCACCTTTTGCCCCGCCCAATGTATAATCTTCGTCTATGAAGTTATCCCAATCACCATTATCAATAACTATTTCCTTGTTGTTACCCATTAATAAGTTCGGTGTGTTTACGTTTGTATTTGGAGATGTATCGCTAAATATGTAAAAAGCAACTCCACCGTAAACATTAGCATTACCAACGTAACAAGAGCCTAAAGGTCTAGGATCTCTTTTTATAAACTCAGGCGCATCAGCTTCTATGGCTATTATTTTAAATCTACCTAACTCATCAACGGGATTATTATTTCCATGTTGATTTTTTAATATCAAATAAGTTTCTTCATCAACCTTGTTTCTATCAGCTGATGGAAAAGATATCCAAGCATTTCCATCTTCAGCGTAATACCACCTGTCCATTACTAAGTTGTAGTATTCACTAGATGTTTCTTTGACATAATATTTAACATATGACATCCACTCTTCAGGTTCACCAGTTCCAGCTAAAGGATTATCCCAGTTTTGTGTTAATTCAAAAGTATTCTTAAATTTACTAAACTCTTTTTCAACCCCAACATCACCAGATAACATCGAAAAGTTTGTTACATTGTTACCAGAAATATAACCAGGAGATATAACTGGAGTTTCTCTACCATACTTATCCCCAAACACCATTCCAAACTTATACTCTCTTAGTGACTTTATTGATTTCTGAGGAGTAGACAGTGTTGCTGTTGTTTGGTGTTTTAAAGATTGTATTAATCCAACCTGTTGCTCTATGTTGTAGCCTTGAGTATAGTTACCATATATCAATCTATTAGCTGTTATTTCTTGAGCTAGGGCATATCTTGGAACATTATCCCAAGCTCTAAGAAGTTGATTTTCTGGTAAAACCTTATGTATCATTTCTGATGTTAACTTGAGTTCACCAAAAACCATATCAGTAGCATTTGGCTGTCCACCAGGTGTAAATAAATCCCACTCAGGATCTTTTTCTCTAGTTATAGTTTTTACAACATAAATATTTGGTGATACACTAGTTTTGTACAATATGTCTATTTCAACAACATCGTTAGGTCTAGTTCTTTGGTGTGGAATAAAGTCTCTTATTATTAACTCTCTAACATTATTTGTCATACCTAGATTATATCCCTTTTTGTGATTATAATCAAATCTTCCAGGTAAAAATGCTAATTCAGACCAAGGTGAAAACGAAGAATATTCACCATCAGTATATTTATATCTATAACCAAATCTACCAAATTTTAATTCGAATAAAGGTTTGTTTTGATCTAGCTCTGTAGTCCAATAACCACTTCCTATAATATCAGCAGATGGAAATACAACGTTACCAACAACACTTGTTATTGTTAAATTAAGTGTAACTGTACCGTTTGTGTTAGTATTTATACTATTAACGTTACAAGATACGGTTCCAGAAACTCCCTGTATTTCTTCAGTAAAGTTAAGTATATCATTAACCTGATAGTTTACACCATTGAATAAATCACTATTAATAGATATGTCATAACCAGGATAAGGCATTATAACTTCATCGGCCTCTGAGGCTGAAGTTGGTGCAGCGAAATTGAAATAAACACCTGTTACAGTAGTGTTTTGAGTTCCATCTGCATTAATTCTTGATGTTGTGGCCATTTCTAAACTTGGCGCAGTTTTTGGAGCTTTCTTTATAACTGTTATATCTTCTTCTTTTAAAAAATCATTAACAAGTGGTGTTAATTGATCTTCTAAGCTTGTAAACAAACTGCCTTCATCGAGTTGATTGTATATAATATTTTTAGTGTGAGATGTTAAGCTACTTGTTCCTTGTCTACATCTTGTTATGTTTATTTTTTTTGGCTCACTTTTATTATCAGTCCAAAAAAGCAAGTCGTCTATTATGTTGATACCAGTTATGTAATTGGCTCTAGCTTTGTTATCAAAGTTTAAAACTCTTTCAGCTGTGAAAATAATATAATCAACACCATTCCAATTTATTCCATTTTCCTGATCGTAAAGTTTTAATTTATAAACCCCGTTAGAATATAACACATTTTGTATTTCACAGGAATTACTTACTAGATTTTGACCGTTTGAGTTGTAAATTTTTACGCTCATTCCAGGTCTAATATTTTCACCATCTACCACTTTAAACTCTTGAAATGGAAATTGATAACCCTGATCTACAGGATTAAATGAAGGTCCACCGAATAATTCATCGCGAGTTGTTGTTATGGCAAAAACGTCTGTTACCACTGGTTCAATAGAGGTTCCATCAGAACTCACTTCAACTATATTATCTATCCATGTTTTTTTAGAGTTTATAACTGTTACATCGCTAAACACTGAACTTAATGGAGGTGCCGCGTGGAAAAAGTATGCTTTATTATTTTTCTCACTAGCTATACTAGCAACAACCTTGCTACTGTTTGAAAATGATGCATTTGCAAAACTAGTATAACCTGTTTGATAGTTAACGAAACCCTTAAGAGAGTTACCTCTTAAATTTTGAACAGTACCAGAATCACTACCATCAGTTGTTCTGACCTGTATGTTCATCGCGTCCCTATACTCTCCTGCTGGCACTAATCTCTCATCGAGATCTTTATTCATTTTACCAGCGGTAAATTCGTGATTAATTTCTGGCATAATATTACTTTATTTGTTTACTCATACCCTTGAGTACTTGTGTAAATTCTTCTATCTTTATATTAGATAATCTAATTTTCGCCTTTCTAGTTTCAGCAAAGCGTTCTTTTTTAAATCTATTAACAATAAAATCAGGCATATTACTTCTAGTTGAAACCATGCCATAAGCTATAGATTTATAAACAGCCTCTTCAGCAAATTTATGAACAACCATTTCAGCATCAGTTCCCATACCGTCACTAACATAGTGAAGTACAATTGTTTTTCCAGCTAAACTAGAACCAAAATGTATAAAACCCGCTCTTGAGTCTATATAAAAAGTTCCGTTTTGTTGACTGTGTTGAGGATCTAAACCATATCTTCTACCTCTAGCATCTAGTTCAAAATCATCATTTTCATAATCATTTGTTTCACCTGAAGAATAAGCTTTGTATTTCGTCCAAGTGTTACTATCAGCGGATTCGGCTTGAATGTTTGTACCTGGACCTGTTCCGTTTTCAATAACAGTAAGTGCTGGACCATTAGCGTTGTTACCAGCTCCAGCCGTACCGTCAGCCTTGTAAACACCCTCATTTGCTGGTGTACCAACTAAATACTCGTTATATGTTATATCAACAACACCATTGCCATTATCATCTGTGCTTGCTATAGCTGTGTGATGACCTAAATCATTTATGTTATTAGCTATAGCAGTTGCAATTCCTGGTGCTGTTAAACTATCTACTTCTATACCAATAACTTGACCTTCACCAGTTGGGTTTGTATACTGATTAAAAGCACCACTACTACCACTACCATCCGTGTCAAATCTAAAGTGACAGTACTTAAGCTGACCACCACCAGGGTACGTTGAGTTAAATGCTAGTGTTAAGTAATCTCCATTTACAAAAGTTCCTGTTATACTATTTACTAACCTAACAGATCTTTTTGCTAAACCAAAATCGTAATCACCACTTGCTAATTGTTTTATTGGGAACGGATTTGATGTTTTACCAGTTGGGTATAACACTCTTTCTATACCATTAGCATCAGACCTAGTTAATTTAACATAATTAACATAATCTTGTGGTAACATCATTTTTAAGGTTGGTGGCACTTCTATTTCTTGATTCTTAAAAGATCTTAATACATCGTAAGATAGTTCTTGAGCTGCTCTTAATGCGTGAAACCTAACGTCAGAAGGATTAGCTTTTGGAATAATTTTATTTTGACCAACGTAAGCAATTAAGAAACCTGCTATTATACTATCTAAAGATACAAATTGATAATCACCTTGGTTTCCACCGGTGTAGTATTGATAGTTGTTTTGTGTTATTAAACCCATCTTTATTTATTTTGTTCAGTTTTTATTTTAGCAGTACCAACCTGCCCTATTTCCATTATGCCAGGTTTCATTATTATAACACCTGCTAGTTCTAGTATCTTATTTACAACAAGTTCTTCTTCTGATCTATGTAGTTCGAAGTGTGTTGAAGTATTAGGATTATAAAGTGCTTTGTTTTTTACAACAACATAACCCCATTTTGGTTTTGTTGGTTCTCTATAATAATTAACAGTAACACTCGTGGGTGGGTACAATTTCCACACACCATTACTAGAATACATAACTGGGTTTTGAGAAAAACCTGAGGACGTAAATGGATGTCTAAGGGCTTCATAAAACTCATCAGCTGTTACTCTTCTAACTAAAGCATTAGGTGCTGTAGCGTTTGATCCACTTACTGACACGGTTCCTACCCTCCACTTATTAGCCATATTTATACTACTACTAACATTCTCTATTTCTGCTATTGGACTTAGTTTTTCATGTAAACCCTGTTCTTGATCAGACCAATCACTTTCATCTGAAGGTCTATCTTGTTGTCTTTTTAATTCAGAAAAGTACTCTTCAAAAATTTCATTTTGAGCTTTATCAGCCATCAAATTAAACTCTTGAGGTGTCATATAACCTCTTTGCTCCTTGTTAGCCATCATTTGCACCTTCTGATATACCATGTTTATGTCTACAGCCATTGTTAATATTTTTTATATGGAAATTGTTTATTTAGCCAGTTTTTTCTATCATCACAACCACAATCTTTAAAACCCATAGCTGTAGCAGATAGCTGTGCTAATGATTTTATTCCTGTCATTTTTGTAATTTTATGGATAGTATCACCCAATCCTCTTGATTTCATATTAAATTCTTTTTACTATACTATAGTTACATAATAAGTGAAAAGGTTAGCATCTAAATAAAAATAGCCACCTTATTAGGGTGGCTATCTTTAATGTTTGAAAGATTATTAATTTAATCTTTTCTCAATTGAAGCTAAAACATTCATACCTTCGTCAGTTTTAAACCACTGAGCTAATGCTGAGTATGGATGCTCGTCAAATGGAACTGTCATTAGTTTTCTATCATTAGAAGACCAGTGAAAAGATCTTTGATCTTGCGATATTCTAATGATTCCAGATTCAACAGCTTTTATACCTATATTTCTTAAATGTATATTCTCATCAGAAACAAGATTAACGAACAATCTAGGATTATTCTTAGCAAACACTAGTAAATCTCTTTTAAGCTCCTTAGAACTTAAATTAGATACCTCAGATCCAATCTCTGCTCTCATCACCGCTTCAGCCATATCAATATCTATTTTCATAGCTATATTTAGAGCTTCAACTTCCTCCATTATATTTTCAACCTCATCTTTGGCTTCACTGACACTATCTTTTTCGTGATATATAGTATCTAAATGTGGGTGATATAAACTTAAAAACTTCTGTAATGTTTGTTTTTCTTTAGGAACATACAAAACTCCATCTGCAAAAACAACATGTCCAGGTCTAATAACACCTTTCATTTCATCAACAAAAACAGTTTTTTGATTTCTCGAGTACATTATCTGTCTTTCGTATCCCTTTTCCTTATCGTACCAAAACAAATTACTTGTTTTTAGCTTTAGTGTTAATGGTGACATGTTATTAGCTAGATAGTACATTCTGTCTCTTACCTCCCATTTAGGTTTTTGTGGTTCGGGTTTAATCTCTACTCTTGGAGATTCAACCACTGGTTCTTCCATAACAACCGTTTCTTCAACTACTGGTTCTTCAACCATAGTTTCTTTTTTCTTTTTTGCCATAATATAATATATAATATAATTAATAAAAAAAATAGAGGCAGCACTTGGCTGCCCCCATTTTAAAATGATTATCCTCTCATTAACATGAAGTTATTAGCTCCTTGTACAACAAGACATCTTTCAGTTAGGAAGTGCATTTCCATCGCATCTAAATCAGAAGTAGAAGCTCCAACTGAACCAGTGGTCCATGTTTTGAATCTTCTGTCATCCATTTGAGAAGCTCTGTATCTAACGTGTAAGAAAGGTCTCTTAAGATTCTTTCCTAATTGTTGATCATACACAGTACTAACACCAGCAGGAACCATAACACCTCTAATAACTCCAGCAGGAGCATTATTAGCACCAATGTTCGCATCTATAGTTAAACCACCTCTTGTAGACTTGTCATTTAAGTATTTCCAATCAGTTTTGTAAAAGTCATAAGAACCTCTTCTAAAACCGTTGAAACCTAAATTCAATGCCATATCTTCAGAGTTATCAAATACACCGTAAGTTGTACCGCCTGCTCCATAAGCGTTTTGACTAGCTAGAATGTTATCGATCTTTAATGATTCTTTTCTATTTAAGAACATCATGTATTCTTCGATAGCACCTTGCTTGTCAAATTCTGTAAGTAGTAAGTCAAACTCATCCATGTCATTAGCGACAGAAGTAGCTCCAGATAAACCAGCGTCTGTACCAGCTAAATCACCAAAAGTAATATTACCTCTGTTTGTAATAGCTTGAAACAAACCTTCAGTTCCTTTGAAACCAGCTGTGCTAGCTGCTGATGGTTGTACACCACCTGTACCAGCATCTAAATCTGTAGTAACAGCTTTTTCAGCTTCAATCATAGACATCTCACAGTAATCAGCAAATCTAGTTTTTGTATCACCTGCAGCTTTTAAATACCACAAGTAACCAGCTTGACCATCTTCACCTGAAACTTCAACCCAACCAATTTGAGAAACATCTGAACCATTTATTTTGTAAAGATCTTTCATTATAATTGGAGTGTTTGAGTACGACTTGAACGCCGGTTCATTTGCATTTGCTCTACCCTCAGTTCCTTTTTTATATTCAGAACCATAAACAAATATTTGAACAGCGTCAGTAGCAGCGATTTTAGCAGAATCAGTTAGATTAATTAAATCGTAACATTGAACTTCTATATCAGCAGTTCCTGAAGCAACACTAACTCTTGCTTTTCTTTGTTCATCGTGAACACTAATAATTACAGTATCACCCACTCTAACACCGTGATCAGCACCAACAGTAACACCATCAATATTATCTTGAATAGTTATAGTGTTAGTTGTACTTGCCTTAACGATACCACTGTAAGCTAAGTGTAATCTACCTTGCTCTGACCAAACAACTTGATCAGCAGTCATAGGTTCTTCTGCACCGACCATTTCAAGAAAACCAGAAACTGTTCTGTTACCGAACACTTCCGCTTCTCTTTCCATAAGATCTGGCACATATTGTTGACCCCACCCCGCGTTAGTCGCGTCAGCTAGGTCTAAGTAATTCGCCTCTAAGGTTACCCTTTTAGGACTGGCGACGGCATTTATGCCGGCACCATTATCAATTCCAAATGCCATAATATATTTTTTTTAAATTATTTTTTAAACCTTTTTTTAATCTTAATTTTAAAGTCATCTGCAGAATCACCAAGCACCTTATACTTAACTCCCCCAACGTTTGTTTCACCGTGCGTTTGCCGTGGATCTAAATTTATGTTTTTATCTTTAGCAATTTGACCTTTAATAGCATCGGCTTTACCTTGTTCGTAAAAGTGCTTTGCTACTACATCAGCGTTCATTGCTGTAAATAAAGACTTGTGGTAACCAGCTGCATCTCCTATTGTAGTTTTATCTTCGCTCATAAACTTATCAACGAAATTATTAAGATCGCTTTGTACCTCTTTAACCTCATTAGGGTTTTTAACATTAAACCTAAATTTTTTATCTCCAATTTCATAATCAAAACCTTTGAAATTTTTATTGAAGACATTTTCAGTTTTTTGTTTAAACACCTTTTTAGTGGCTTGGTTTAATTTTTGTTGTTTTGCAGAATCCTTATTGTACCTATTAAAGAACTTAACAGCTTTTTCTTGATCTTTTGTTAATCTAGATCCAGCGTTAATATCTTCATAGTATTTAGACTTTTGCCTGTCTAAGTGGGCTCTAGCCTCGGCAACTTGCTCTTTGAGGGCTATCTTTTTTCTACGTATATCTCTAGGATCATCATCTTCTTCGTTGTAACCAAAAGATTCTTCTTGTAAAAAGTTTCTTTCTTCTGGTGTTAAATGAGACTTAGTTGCTCTGTAGTATTCATCTAATACTTCTGAGTCATCTAATTTAGATACATCTCTATTTAATGCTACGTAGTCATTTAAATTTCCACCTGTTTGTTCCATGAACTCAGCAACTTTTTGTAGTTTTTCAGATAATGGTTTCCCCTCGTACTCTGAAGTAACTACTTCTTCCTCGTCTGATTCTATTTCTACAGGTGGTTCTTCATCGGTCACCTCTTCAATTGTTGGCGCTTCTGAAGTATCTTCTTCCTTTTCTTCAACCTTAGGCTCTTCGTTAACTACTATAACGTCTTCTTCTTTTTCTTCAACCTTAGGTTCTTCTTTTTCTTCTTTATTAACTGGTTTTGATAAGTCAACTTTAATAACATCATCTTCTACCGTTTTTCTAGTAGGCTTAACCCTCGCCTTTGTGACATTGTCTTTAACCTCCTCTTTAGTCTCCTCGACTTTTTTTGTTTCTTCTGCCATAATAAAATTTTATAAAATATTAAATACTAGAGACCAAATCTTTCCATATTTGACCCTCCTGTAATTATATCATTACCTGACGATTCAAATCTTTTAACAGATTCACCCTCTTTTCTACTGTTTGCTAATTTTTGTTGATGCTGATTTTGTTTATCAAGTCTAGCATCTTTTCTATCTTCTCTTATACCCTCTAACTTTCTATCAATTGATCTTTCCTCCCCTTTCATTTTCATGTTTAAATCAAACTCTAATACCATTAGTTCTTTTTTAACTCTAGCCTCTTGGTTTAGATATTGCATTTTTAATTGATTCTTTTGAGCCTCTAATTGAGACTCTAGTGATGCTTGAGCTTGATTTTTTTGCATCTCTGCTTGCGCAGCTGCTTGTTGTGCTTGAGCATTAGCTGATGCTTGAGCTTGCATATTTTGTTGAGCCATCATTTGATCTCTTTGTAACTTCTTTTTTCTTTTAACTTTAAGAAGTTGATTTGCTAGTTTTGTGTTTCTACAGTCTCTAAGATCTATTGCGTCATCTAACTCAATTAATTTTTGAGCTAATGCTTGTTGTATGTTATTCTCTAATACAGCCTTTTCTTCTTCATCTGGTAACAATTCTATAAATATACCAAAATCATATAGATATAAATCTTTTAACTCTTCAAGTGTAGCGACGTTATGAGCACCTATAGCTCTTATAAAAGCTTCTCTAGTTGGAGAGTACTCAACTATATCAGCTATTCTCAGCGATAAACATTTAGCAACCTCAGCTGTTACATAAAGCATAGATTGCAATATATGTCTTGTAGCTGTATTTGAATTTGCTGCGGCCAATTTCTGTACACCGACAAGAGCGTTCTTATCTGGAGAAGCATCTCTAGCTTCATTTAAACCAGTCGTGTCTCTTATCATTTGTATATAATAATTATATGTTGTAATAAGACTTTGTATTTTGTTTCCACCAGCACCATTTTGTATTTGCTGTATTGGAACCTTACCTGGATTAGCATCACCGTCAGACGTGTAGCTTCTACCTATAACACTACCAGTTTGGAAGAACATGTTTAAAGCTTCTTGCGGATTGTAGTTTGTTCCATTACCAAGATCTATTTCAGCTAAACCATCTGCATCTAAGTATACACCATCTGGTACCATTCTAGACATTACTTGTTGCAACTTAAGATGAGTTAGTTGAATCATATCAGCAAAACCCGTTATTCTACTAACAAGTGATTCGATTTTACCATTATACATTCTAGGAGCTACTATTTGATAGTTCATTTTAACTCTAGCAAAATCAGACTCACTTCTCATCATATTAGGAGACATTCTCCACCTAAGTAGTTTGTCTGATCCAAGTATGTACACACCTTCGTACAAAGACTCTATAACTCTTTCTAGTCTTTCAAAATCACCTTGCATTCCAGGTGGCGGATTAAATGTGTCATCTTTTTGAATAATTTTTTGCCCGCCAGATCCAGTGTTTTTTAATTTATAAACATTATGAGCATGGGTTTTGTAATTAAAATACAAAACATGAACTTTGTTGTCATCTTTATTTAACTTAGCATTAACAAGATCATTAGATGATTTTGATATTTCCTCTAACTCGCCTTGGTCGATTTCTGGAAACTCCTTTACTAGTTCGTTTATTGGTATCTCTTTTATTTCTCCAACATAATATAAATCATCAAAGTAAGGTGAATCAGTGTGTGACCAAACTAAATTAGCTGGATCAACATACTCTACCTTAGCACCCTCGTTGTAATTAAACGTAGTTTTAGTGGAACCTATACCTATTGTTGTTATGTCGTACAAAACCCTTCTTCTTGTTAAATCGTAATCACTACCTTCTAATAATACGTTTATAGCTTGTTCTTCAGCCAGCTCAACAGCTTGTTTGTAATCTAACTGCATGTGAAGTGCTAGTTCCTCTTCTGTGTCAGGTAATCTTTCTGGATCGTTTTCATATAAGTCTATATTAAAAGTAGCTTTTGCGGCATCGTTATACTCCTTAGATCTCATGTCTCTTAACACAGACTCCATGTATTCAGTTCTTTTACTAACACCGAAGGAATCTTGAGAAAAACAACTTACTTCATAAGATCTTTGGGCCATACCATTTACAACTATATCCACAAACTTAGGGATAATCGGAACAGGTTTCCAATCTAAATTAAGATAAGATAAATCACCATTTATTGATAATTCATTTTTATACTTATCTATAGATTGTTCGCCCCTAGCATATAATCTCAGTTTATGAAAGGTATTTATATTACCGCTGTATTTATTTGTTTTTCCAGAGAACCACTCGTGTTTAATTGCTCTAGCTACTTTCATACCATACTCTTGGCTCAACTTTTCTGAGTCACTAACAGCTTGAGATGGAAAATTTACAATAGACTCTATCATATATTTTGTTTTATTATTCTTGATGAAATTCCTTTATTATTATACTTAGATATATTTAAATTTAATTGTTTTACCTCTTTATCGGGATTTGGTTTATATAAATGTCTGTTACAGGCCATTACAGCTAAACCAGAGCTTATAGAGGCATCGTGTTTTGTTCTTCTATTTATATCAAATTTAGACCAATCATTTAGAGTACTATTAAAATACATAGTACCATAGGTACCATCTTGTAGTAATCCAATGTGGTCATTTATATACATTTCAATTGCAGCAGCGTGAGCTTGTTTTATATCCTCACTAGAGTTAGGTATTCCACCAACCTCCTTTTCTGCAACAGATAATTTATTCCATATTTTATCAGGCCTGTTCATACTAAACGCTCTATAACCTCTTCTTCTTAAATAGTACAATAGTCTAGGTTTATTATTCTCTGCTAATATCGGCATACCATAAAATACTAATGCCATTAGTACGTCCTCAAAAAATAGCTCAGACGTTTGTGGTCTAGCTAGATACTCTAAGAAAAATGTATTAGCCGGCGCGTCTTCCATTGAAAACTTAGTTAGCCCGTGTAAAGCGCCTTTAGAACCCTTGCCATCTACCGTTCCTGATATATCATATGAGTCACAACCAAACGCGCCCATATGTTCGTTACCTGGATATTTTACGCCATTTTTTAATATAACGTTATTTTGCAGTTTTTGTCCTGGAACCCAACTAACTTTAAATCTACCGTTTGGATCTGGATTAAATACTACTTGAGTGTCTTTAATACCTTGTATCCATTGGAAATTACCAGTTGTTAACACAGAAGAGTTTCTATTACCTTCATTGTAATCTATCTGTTCATATATTTTTATAAGATTAAACAAACTATTACCTGTTTCATCTCTAAAGGCATGTTCTTCTGTTCTAGGAAACTGACGATAAAATTCATTTAAAGCATCTTGGTCATCTTTTAAACCGTCTGCTTCATTATCCCAATGATCTATAACACCATAATCTATCTCTACTCCATGTGGATCTTGTGTTTCTTGTTCAGGAGTATTAAACACGGGTTGTCCATATTCATCAATAAATCCTTCGTAGTTCCATTCCATAGGGATAAACAAAGAATATAATCCTGACTTAGTCTGTCCATTGCGATTTCGTTTTGTGACATCTGAATTATAATATAAGTTTTTAAAATTATCACCCCCTTTATCTAAAGCATTACTTGTTGACCCCATCATACACTTACCTATAACCCTACTACCTAGTCGTAAACAAGTTTTCGTAACTCTCCAGTTATTTTTTATATTATCAGGTCTCTCCCATTTACCACTCTCATCATGTACTAATAAAGATAGTTTTTCCCCGTCATAACTATTATCACCTGTATTTTTCCAGTCTATAGTTGTGTCAAGACCTTCCATATCATCTTGCTCTTCACGTTCCCTCATTTTTTTACGAGTAAACTTCTTTGCTGGTACCCTGTAAGCTAGTTCAGACTTTGGACGATCCATACCATCTTGTATCGGTTTAAAGAAGAATGGATAATTTAAACTAATTGGTACCACTTTGTCAGTAAACATCTTTTTAGCATCAGCACCAGTTTTAGATAGTATCCCAAATCTACTATCACTTGCTAATGTAGCTAAATTAACTGTTTCAGCTGAACTCATAAAAGAAAAACCGGAACGTCTATTTTTTAAATAACACATTCCGTAACTTCTTTTATCAGCTTTACAAGCCTCCCAAAATATAAAAAACAACCTATTTGCTTCTCTAAAATCTGGAGCACCAACATCTATTTTACTCCATTGTAAATACATGTAGTGTGTTCCTGTTATATAGGTTGGTTTACCATTATTCATAAACCAAAAACCTTCTTCTCTTCTCTTAAACTCCTCATCTATATACCCATAGTGTTTTTCTTTAAAATCATCTGGATAATCTTGCCAGTCAAAAACAGTTTTAATTCTTTTAAAATCTGGGTTAGCAGGAAATTGTCTCCATTTTTGTTCTGATTTATTTTTGCTACAAGAGTATATTTCTTTTGGTTGTTTTGGTAGAGCTATTTTTAAACCCTGTATCTCAAGCACTTCACCAATCATACCAGTTTTCGATATTACAACAACATTGTTTTCCCTGTTGTAACCATACTTCCACTTTTTAGATTTATTCAACCTACTTAAAGTATTAAGTTTAATATGTTCTACAACTTTATATAATGTTTGCTTGTAACTCATTTTGACCTACCTTCTGCAAACCCCTTAAAAGCTGTTCTTCTTTCTTCTTCTATAGGTTTTCCTTCTAACATTGCTTCTTCTTCGTGGATTCTGTTTAATATTTCAAACGCGTCAAATATAGCTAATTTCTTTGTTGCCGCAGCATTTTTTAATCTATCAGCTGATATATCCTCATCTGAATCTACTATTTCTTCTCTAGCTACTTTAATTAGTTCCTCAACTGCCTTATGCCCAGCTTGGATTATATTCTTCTTCGTTTCCTTGATATTCATATTTAACATTAATAAATTTATTTAAAACTCTATATAACCTTTCACCGTTAATAATAAACTCATACTCGCTACCAGGACGAAAACCAACAAGTTCATTTTTATCAAACTCCCCATCGGAATACTTAACAACACCCACTAGTGGTTTCTCGTTATTAATATTATATTTACTATCACGTTTTAAAGGTTTAATAAAACTATAACCAGGCATCGCTTTTTTGTTATATAAAAAAATTTGATCAACTTGAACTAGATACTTATCTTCTTCTAGGTAGGATCTACTATTTTTCTCCCTAGCTTTTATATCATACCATCTTCTAAAAACATTATGATGCACTATTACCTCATCACCCACGTTAATAGGTGATTGAAATAATAGTGGAGTAGCGATTACTATTGCCTTTCTATTAACATACTGGTGATTAAATATTTCTGTATTAAGTATTAATTCTTTTTCACCAATCTTTTTAGAATTATTATAACGTTCTCCAATTGGAGATACAATAAAATCTTTGTAAGCTTTCATTAGTATTCCAAATTATACTCTACAGATATAGCCATGTTTTTATTGAAGTCTTTCCAAGGTATTACTAAGTTGTCTTTTCTTATATATATACAATACTTATCTTTCTCTTCTATTATATCGCAAATCTTGTGGCCACCATAAACATCTTGATCTACAGCGTAGTGCATAGAATCATTTTTATAATCTTTACCTATTGTGATTTTTCTAATTATATTATTGTTTACCATCTTTATTTTCCCAATTAATAGTACCGTCTTTTAAGTTTATATCATAACTACCGTACTCTTTCATTAACATATCCTGCTGTAACTTAATTTTATCTGTTAGTACAGCTATATCATGAAGCATTGTATGTTTTTGAACTTCCATTCTACCTAACCCAAACTGATACTCATTAAGTTTGTTTACTACATCTTGTAATTCAGTTAAGTGTTGCTCTGATATTTTATCTACTTTTGGTTTTAATTCAACCGTTTTTTCTTTTTTTGCCATTATATTAAATTTTATTTTTGTTGTTCATTTTTCTTTGACGATCCTCCGAAGAAGAAATCGACAACTGTATTAACCTTAGCGCTCATGGCACCAAATATTGTAGAGATAAAACTTATCTCAAACTCTCCTAAGTCTAGATCTTGCATAACAAAAACTCTAAACATCATGAAGCTTAACCCAAAGTACGCTGCCGTAAATAACGTTGCAAGTATTTTTTGAATAAGTGCATCGTCTTTGTACATATCTCTAGCGCTCTTTCTGTCTTCGACTTCTTTTGCAAAGGCTTGTTTTTCAGCGTCAAGTAATAATCGTTTAAGAGCATGTTTTGCTTCATCTCTTTCTTTGTCTGTTGTAATAACTTTGTCAAGTATTCCTTCTGCATTTTCTACTACTTTACCGAATAAACCCCCTATAAATTTTCCTATCATATTATCTGTCTTTATCTTTAATCATATCATCGATAGACTTATTCATTACCTTATCGGTATATGATTTGTTTTTATAAAATATATTGTTATCTGTCATTGGTATGTCCTCATCTCCAAGTAAAATTCTATATATCCTACTTATAAGATGATTACACTTAAACGACGTTTTGTAAATTGAATACATAATAGTCGTTCTATTTCTATTTCTCCAAACATCAATCCAACCTTGTTTTCTTAATCTTTCCCATCTATTCTTGTCCCAAGAATAAGCATAAGTACCATTAATAAAGTCATTTCTTGTAAATCTTTTTAAGCAATGAAGAAATATTAGTAATTCTAAATCAGCGTCTTTTAAATTATTTTGTTTACAAGCCCACTTTCTAACTAATCTATAGTACTTAAGTAGGTTCATTTCTTGTAAATCAACTGGTGTTAATCTCATTCCACTATAACTATATCAGTATATCTTATAACCTTAAATAAATCATCGTTATAAGCTATATCGTTACCAGCGAATCTATCATAATAAACAACATCACCCTCTTTAACAACCTCAACTAAATTACCAACTGATATAACGTTAGCTCTTTTAAATCTATTACTATCTGTTTGATCAGTTAGTATTAAACCACTAACCTTTTGTTGTTCTTCTTTTTTGTTATCAACTATAACATATCCATTAATTGCTTTCATTTACTCTTATATTTGAAATTACACAATCTGCTGACATAATAGTTAATGCTACACTTACAGCATTTTTAAGTGCAGACTTAGTTACAAGCACCGGATCAATAATACCTTCATCAATCATTTTAACAAAAGTACCGTTAACAACGTTACAACCATATCCCTCTTTCATTCCTTTGTTAAGTTTTAAACCAGCGTTATCCATTATTGTTTCAAATGGTGAAGTCAATGCGTTTAATAATACTTTACCGGCTGGTCCGGTCGAAATTTTTTGAGAGGCATTAAGAAGAGCAACTCCACCGCCTGGTACAATACCTTCTTTTAGCGCTGCTTTTGTAGCATAGATTGCGTCTTCTATTCTATCTTTCTTTTCTTTTAGTTCAATCTTAGAATTAGCTCCAACGTTTATTACTCCAACACTACCAGATAAAGTTGCTAAACGTTGTTCTAGTTTCTTTTTAATAAAAGCATTTTGCTCTTCTGCTAGTTTTTTATTTATCGAGTCTATTCTATTTTCAATTTCATCAGTCATTCCCTCTAATGTTAACACAGTGGATTTATCGTCTGTTATAGATGATTCAGCCTCACCTAAGTGCTCTGGTTTCATAAGATCTAAATCATCACCAAGTTCTTCGTTTAACACTGTTGCTCCAGTTAGTATAGCTAAATCTTCAATAGCATCTTTTTTAGTTGGGCCAAATCCTGGTGGATTTATTATATTAACCTTAATGTTGCCTTTGACTTTGTTCATCATCAAAGCAGCTTTAACTTGCTGTGCTACTGGAGCTACTATAAGTAAAGACCTGTTAGATTTTATAACGTGCTCTAATATAGATTGTATCTTTCTAACGTTAGGTATTTCAGAAGAACACGTTAGAATTAGTGGATTATCTAGTTCGCATACTTGTTTATCATTATTTGTTATAAAATGAGATGATATTAAACCACAATCTATTTGAGTACCATCAACGATCTCAACGTGAGTATCCTCTGTTTCACTTTCTTCCATTAATACGACTCCATCTTTACCAACCTGTTCGTAAGCGTTAGCTATAATACTACCTAACTCCTCATCATTATTACATGATATAGAGCTAACTGATTTAAGCATATCACCTTCTACATCAATAACGATAGTGTCTAGATACTTGATAACATCATCTAGTGTTTCGTTTACTCCATCTTTAATTTCTCTGATTGTAAGACCATCTGCGACCGCAGCGTCTATTTGTTTGATTAGTGCTTCGGCTAACACTGTTGCGGTGGTTGTTCCGTCTCCAGCATCACGCACTGTATTTCTAGCAGCTTCTTTTATGAGTGTTGCACCCATGTTTTCAACCGAATCATATAAGACTACGCTTTCCGCAACGGTTACACCATCTTTTGTTATGACCGGTTTGCCCCTCCCGTCCTCATAGACTACGCATCTTCCTGATGCACCTAAAGTGGACTTTACGGCTCGGGCTAGTTTATTTACTCCAGCGATTACTTTATCTTTAGCTTCATCACCAAAGTTTAGGTTTTTAACCAACTCACTTGGTAAGTTATATTCCATAATTTATTATATTTTATTTGATTAAATTTAATTTTACTATATAGATTATCACCGCTATATCGGTTTTTTTACTTTATGATTTTCTTGCACCTTCTTTTGGTCTCTTTCTATTAGGAACTCTTTTTGTTTTTCTTTTATTAAGACCCTTAGCCCCTAAACCATGATAATCCGTTCTGTCATGTCTATCAAACGGATTCAGTGTTCGCTTTGTGAAAGGCGTGAAGCCTGGTTGTTGATATCCCATGTTATTATTTTTTAGATTTTTTAGATTTTGTAAAAGAATCTTTTATTCCATGATAAAGTCCATGGCCTAATGTTCTAACATATCTAGCTGGGGCAGTGTTTAGTGCCGCAGACCCTACTCCTTCTTTTTTAAGTCTATTGAAGAAACCTCCACCAGATTTAAGTCCAGTGTCTAGATAATCTCTTCTTTTCTTAGGTTTAGTGAACGGCGATTTACCGTAAAGTTGTGTTCCATGCATTTTAAATCCGCTCGATTTTTTAAAATTTGGCATAATTTTTATCTTTTAAATAATTTATTTCCTAACGCTCCTACACCTCCAAGTGCGGTCATTTTACCCATTTCACCAAGTCTATTGCGTTTTTCTTGTTTATTCATGTCTTTCCATTTCTTCTTTTCCTCAAACTCACTTATTGCAGCACCTTCACCCTGCTGCATTTCTGCTTCGTCATCAAAACCATCATCTTTCCTTTTTAGAAATTTTTCTGCAATTCCACCAGCTAAACCACCTAGTGCAAGCTTACCTATAGAGAATTTATAAGGAGATTCACCCATTTTAAAACCTCTACCGCCATCTCCTTTTACATCATCTTGAGCTGGCATGTCTTCAGCAATAATAGCTGATTGTTCCCATGGGTGTTCTGGGTGTCCTTCGGGTAGTCTACCAGCTGGACCATCTATAAAAGCTTGTCCATTAACGTTATGTCTAAAATATATATTACCCTCCCACTCAACATGTGATTCACCATAATCGGCCCTTCCAGACTCCATGTCTCGTAAATGTTGCTGTTCGTGCTTCATTACTCTAGTATATTCTGGACTTCCAACTGGTATACTTGGATCTATATTTATAGTTCCATCTTTATTAGCTTCACCAGCAACACCATCTCTAAGTCTTTTAAATATAGGTGTTTTTTTAGGTGTTCTAATCTCTCTTTTAGCAGATCCTAGTTTAAATCCCAAAACCTTTAGCTTTAAAAGGATTAAGTGTATACTTTTTTCTTCCAGCGTTCTTAGCAGCTTTATATTGATCTTTTAGTATACTCATTTTCTTATCGTAAGTTGCTCTTGCGTTAGCTTTGTTTCCAGGGTTAGCAGCAGATAAGTGTGGATTGTAAAACTTAGGTTTAATTTTACCAGTGTTTATTCTATATTCTCTTTTAGCATTTTTCATACCGTGTTTAATACTAGCCATTCTAGCATTATATGCAAACGGAGAACCATGTTCTGAAACATATGGTTTAAATCCCATTCTAAAACCTGTATTTCTTTTAAAGTTTGGCATAATTATTTCTTTTTTTTACGCATATGAGTACTCATCTTATAACTAGGATGTTTTTTATAGTTAGGAACTCTTAAACCTTTTTCTCTTTCTTTAATCATAGCCATTCTTCTATTGTAATCCTCCTTAGCTTGTTTTCTTATAGCTGGATCTCTTGTTCCAGCTATAGCGTTTCTATAGTCAAACTTAGCATTTCTTTTAGCATCTGCTATTCTAGACGCTGGAGTTGATTTAAATGGAGATGTATACGGTGTATAACCCTCTATTTTTTTTGCATATGGACTTTTTTCTTTTTTGTATCCCATTTTATTACTATTTGAATGTTTTGACCACTTTTGGGCCCTTTATGTACTCTATTTTCTTACTAAAATGCTCAACACTAGTATCAACAGCGTTCTCCGCACCTTCCATTGTTTCTCTACGCGTTATATCTACCCATTTTTCTTCATTTTCCGGTGAATTTACCTCTGTTTGGTAAAATCCGTTAGGTAATTGTGTAATTCTCCAGTTCTTTTTTTCAGCTAAATGCTTCCATTCTGCTAATTGTTTCTCTGAAATTTTCGGTTCTGTAGTATATGTACTACTTTTATAGTATATGTATGTCATTGTTTTTTGGTTTTATTAATTAATTGGTATAAGGATTTTCCTTATTGTATTTTACTGTTAGATTTTTCCAACAGTCATTCTTCTATTTCCCTTGTTTCTTATTCCTCTAACACTTTTTTGGCCAACTTTATTTTTGTGTAGAAATTTACCAAAAGTTAGCATTCCGCCGGCGAAACCCGCTCTACTAGCGAACTTAGAGCCTATCATTCCAGCTCTTTTAAGACCTTTTGTTACACCTTTTGTTGCTACTTTTTTCTTAACTTCGTCCCAAAGACCTAAAAAGGGAGATGGACCTTCCATCTTAAACCCTGTATTTTTTTTAAACTTAGGCATAATTATCGATCAAAAGTCCAAGCTTCTAGTGATTGAGATGCAGTACTTGCTACAGCTATTAAATCACCAGTGTAATCATATGGAAAGAATGCAAATTCCCCAGCTTTTAGAGTAAATATTCTTTCGTAAGCATTAGCTGCCTCTATAGCACTATAAGCCACATCACCCGGAGCATTGTAATCAGCATCGGTCATATGACCAATATAGATTAATCCAGCTCCAGAGGCTGTAGTATTCTTTAAGTATACCCAACATCCGTTAGTACCACCCACACCACCTGTGTGATCAGCTCCTTGGATTATTCTACTAAAAGCTGTTCCTGCGCCACCACCAGCTGCAACTGCAACTGCTTCTATAACCTGTGTTGTTACTACATCAACTGTTAGTTTACCATTATCTGTTCCAGGAACTGCTGTTAACGATAACGCAAAGCTTAATGGTCCTGGGTCAGTAGCTGATGCTGCATTCGATGTTAAAGTTAAAGTTGGTTTTATTTTTCCCATGTCTTTTATTTATTATAAGTTAAATAGATCTTTTATGTTCATGTCATGAGGAGATTGTAATCCTGAGTGTGATTTGTTCACTCTTTTAGCGCCAGCTGCATGACTCATTCTAGCTTTAGCTTCAACGCCTTTAGATTTACCCTTAGCTGGACCACCGTCACTACCCTTAGCGTGGTGAGGTCCACCGTGTTTATATGATTGATCCCATTTTTTTCCTAATGCAGACACTTCCTGCTCCCATGCATAGGCTGCTGCATCTTTAGATCTAAAATTTTTTTGAAGGTGTTTATTATATAAATCACCACCTACGCGGTAATCACCTGTTCTAGTACTCGGTCTTGTAGGTGCAGAAGCCTCTTGTTTTTTTGGTGGATCTTTTTTTGGTGGAACTTTCTTTGGCGGGTCTTTTTTCTTAGGAAGTGACATAATG